CCTAAGCCACCGCCAACCAAACGCGGGACATAAGATTTACCTTGATTCCATAAGTCTCCCCAAAAACCGCCGCGCCCACGCATCATCATAGGTCGGGCTTGAGTAGCATATGCTCCCCTACCAGTGATTCTTTTGGCTCCTGAATTTGATTTCTTACCAGCATTAGCTCGAGCTTTTTGTGATTTAGTCTTAGTCATTTGTTTGTAACAACCGGCAAAAAGGTCTCATAGAGCGGAAACTACGTACAGTTTTAACCAGAAAAAGTTCATTAAAGAAGCATAGGTTGTCTCAAATCATTGACCATGACAGTTTGATCAGCCAATAACACAAATAAGTCAGAAATCCCAAGTATTTGTGCGCAATCGTTTAATCGAAAAGAAGCAATCATACATTCTACTAGAATCTGAGTTTGAATGTTGATGCCATAAACTTCTTCAAACAAAATTCGCAACGAATCAGGAGGTTCATAAGGGCCGGGTTCAAAGTCTGAAGGCACAACATCATGATATTCATCTCGGACATAATATGGTATGGAACCCTCGGTTATTTGCAAAGCTACCCGAGCGGCCACACTAACTATGGGACATTGAGGTGTTTCATATAACACTGAATAGGCCTTACCTCGAAGCAAAGATTTAGCTCGTTCTTCACCGCAGTATACCTGTTTATCAGTCCAACCGAACTTCAAGAGAAACTTGATCGGATCCCGTATTATATTCATTGTGCATTCATCATAAACCAGACCACAAAAGGAAGCGTGGGACACATCTGAATAATCCTCTATCGTTGTAGTAAAACCAGCTTGCAAAAACATCTCTGAATTGAGTTTAACACTGGATACTATAATTGAATCATCACCTTCAACATAAATCATGTACTTACCATCTTCCACACCCAACGACAAAAGCATGTATCTGATGAGTAAGTAATTATCCAAAGAATTACCCAATGACGTGACCATATCACCTGACATCCTGCATTCCAAAATCGTTTTTATACCTCGCCTCATTTTAATACGATGCCTTCCCATCAAAACCGCACACATTTTATAACATAAATCAGATTGGCTCATTCTGAGATAACAAGGTACTTCTGAGACGCTCATCATCTTAGGCGTAATGGAAGCTTCAAATGCCTTATGATCTGCCACCATCACATATGTGCCATAAACCCCCATCTCAGAAATTAAACGTGCTTTCTGTTGTGGAGATTTATGCTTAAGCACGAAACCCAAACTATAAACAACTTCCTCGAAAGACTTTACCATAGGACCAAATAAAATCTTCGAATCGATTGGACAAGTTTGAATAACGCGTGGTGGTTTCATTTTGAAATATGGTTCACGTTTGATAATTGAAATATAACTCAACAAAGAATAAACTGAAACCTCTCCCATGCTCTCATATCGATCACGCAACTTTTGTTTATAGTTCAAAGTGTAACTAGTACTATCCAAGTATTTTTCAAAATCCCATGGTTCCACATTGTCAGGTAATTGATCATGAGCCCATTTCAAAGTTTCATACAAAAATGGCTCAAAGAAAGAATCATGTGCATTTGGACATTTGCGCAAACACCGTTGTTCAAGGGCAACAACACTAGTCTCTGGGTCAATTGGGTCCCAGCGAAGCGGTACAAAGTCTCGGAATCCCAACCTTGGTTCTAAGCATCTAGCCACAGGTGCTCGTGGCATATTGAGAGCTGTGTTGTGTTTGACTTTGGTGCATTCTTCTCTCTTGAGCCCCAGTTCCACTAGGCGACTACCAAACTGGACGAGAGCAGCTCGGGGAACCGGTCTACGACCACTCTCGGGACAAAATTTCGAGTTTTAACTATAGCATTGACGACTGCAATTGTGCCTCTCTTCAGATATAATTTACTAACATCAGGTATGTTAAGTCTACTTGTCTGTTTGAGTCTAGTGGTTAA